AACGTACAGCAGCTGCTGGATGATGACGGCCTGAAAGTGACGGATCTGACGCTGCAGAGATTGGAGCGGAATTATGACGTTACAGCAGAAGCTTAAACGGATCGGGGACGCGCTGGCAGTCATCCCGAACATGTACCATTATTACCGGCCGCAGCTCACGCCGCCTTTCGGCGCGTGGGCCGAGGACAGCGAGGGGGATTCCTTCGACGCGGATAATCGGAAGCGGGAGCAGGTCATAACCGGGTTTGTATCCTATTACACCCAGACGGAATATGACCCGATCCTTGACCGGATCCAGGAGATTCTGAACGGTTTTGATTTCCCATTTGGCTGGCGGCTGGAATCGGTGCAGTATGAGGATGACACAGCGCTGATCCATTATGAATGGACCTGGAGCGTGGCCTAATGGCGAAAATGACAATCGGAAAAGGTATGGACGAGTACCTTGCAAAGCTGGGCAATCTGGAATTTGCAGCGCCTGGATTGGTTGGCCAAGCAATTTATGAGGGCGCCAAAGTGGTGGCCGATCAGATCCGAGCAAACATCGAGGCGCTACCGACTGTGAAAAACAAACGTGTAGCAACGCCAAGAGACCCAACACAAGTGGAAATAGACGGCATGCTGGCTGGGCTGGGTATCGCAAAAAAGAAAAATGATAGCGGGTACATCAATGTCAAGATCGGCATGGACGGGTACAACACGGACGTGACAGAAAAATACCCAAGAGGAAAGCCAAACGCAATGATTGCCAGATCCATCGAATCCGGCAGCACCGTCATGAAACAAAATAAATTCATAACGCGGGCGGTCAATAAAACAAAAAAAGAAGCTGAGGCTGCCATGAAAAAGGTCATTGAAGAAGGAATCGAGAAAATTATGAAATGAGCCGCCGCGGGGCGGCTTTTGTATTTGAGGAGGAGTTTTTAATGGCAAATGGAAAAGTAATCACCGGTTATTCCATGCCGTTTGTGGCGCTTTACGCGGCGACAAATGGCGTCGTCACCTATTCCGGCGGCATTCCCCTTGCCCGTGGCGTAGACGTGTCCCTGTCCGTTGAGGGCGGCGGCGATAATGATTTTTACGCCGACAACGTCAAGGCGGAGAGCGATAACCAGACATTCAGCTCCGGCACGCTGTCCCTGACTGTGGACGGGCTGAAGGCGACGGCGCGGAAGCTGATTTCCGGCGTGAAGACAACGCGGACCGAGGGCACAGGCGACGCGGCGGTCAGTTTCGACGTATATGACGACGATCAGGAAATGCCCTATGTAGGCGTGGGGTTCGTCGTCCGGTACATGGAAGACGGCGTGACCACCTATGCGCCAATCATCATCAAAAAAGTCAAATTCAGTCCGGAGGGACTGGACGCCGCCACCCAGGAGGAAAACATCGAGTGGCAGACCACGGCCCTGGAGGCATCGATCATGCGCGACGACACCGCTAAGCACGAATGGAAAATGATCGGCGACGATCAGACCACCGAGGAGGCGGCTGTGGCAGCCTATAAGCTGGTCCTGACGCCGGCAGCGTAAACAGGAGGACAAAATGGTAGTTTTCGGCAAAGAGGTCAATTTCCGCAGATCGGTACAGGCAAATTGTGAGATCGCGGAGATCTGCCCCGATGGGGACATCAACAAATTCAACGCCCTGATCAACGGCCCCTACAAAACGGCCCAGACAGCGGCGGCGCGTTTCATGGCGGCCATGAGCCGGGCGTATGAGGATTACGCAAATTTTACAGACCCGGAGCACAAAGCCGATCCGGTAACGGAGCGGGAGCTCATGATGCTGGACGGTGACGAATTCAACGACCTGTTTCTGCAGGCCCTGTCCGTCTTTGCCGACGACGGCAAAACAACCGTGGAGACCGAGCCTGTAAAAAAAACGGAAAACGAGGCAGGGGAAGCAGGTCCGTCAGATTAAATCTGAGCTGGTACCTGTTCTACGGCCGCAAGTTAGGGATGGACAGGCGAGAGATCCTGACACTTCGTTTCGGCGAAATGCAGGATATGATCGCCTGTCTTTCTGTCTATGAGGGTACGGCGTTGCCAAAAACGCAGAAAAAAAGAATCACAGATTTTGCAGAAGCCATAAAGCTGAGGTGAGTATATAATGGCGGTCGACATTGGTGCAAAGGTAGGGCTTGAAGGCGAAGCCGAATATAAAAAGGCTATAACAGAAATAACACAGCAAACGAAGACCTTGAAAGCCGAAATGAAGGAAACGACTACAGGGTTTGATAAAAATACAACGGCGATGGAGAAAGCTAAAGCCAAAGCCGAAATACTTAACAAGCAAATAGAAGTCCAAAAAGAACGAATCGAGAAGACAAAAGACATGCTCCAGAAGGCCACAGAGGCCTACGGAGAAGCTGATACCAAGACATTGCAATTTAAGGAACAGCTGGCAAAGGCCAATGCAGAGCTGAACAAGTTGCAAAAGGACCTGAAGGATACAAACCCGGTCAAGGCGTTTGGAGAGGATCTGCAGGCGGTTGGAGCAAAGTTAGAAGAGATCGGCGGCAAAATCCAATCAGTCGGCGACAATATGACAAAATACGTCACAACGCCGATCATGGCCGCCGGCGGCGCGGCCGTAGCATCGTTCAAATCCATGGACAGCGGGTACGACACGATCATCAAGAAAACGGGGGCAACCGGCGCCGAGCTGGAAAACCTGAAGACCCAGGCGAATGATCTGTACACGACAATGAACGTCAGCATGGATGACGTTGGTGCCGCAATCGGTGAGGTCAACACGCGATTCCATCTGACCGGCGACGAGGTCCAGACGCTGTCCGAATCGTTTTTGAAATTTGCCAAGGTCAACGGAACAGACGTGACAAAAAGCGTTGATACCGTGCAAAATGCGCTGGCGGCGTTTAATCTGAATACCAATTCTGCCAATGCGGTGCTGGACACGCTGACCAGGACAGGACAGAAAACCGGTGCGAGCATCGATAAAATGGCCAGTACGGTGGTTGAGAATGCCACGGCCTTCCAGCAGATGGGCTTGGATATCTATCAGTCGATCGATTTCATGGGTCAGTTTGAAACGGCTGGCGCGGATTCTGCGTCTGTCATCTCCGGTCTGAAACGTGCGCTGAAATCTGCGACGGAAAGCGGGAAGCCGTTTGATCAGGTGCTGGCCGAGCTGGAAGACACCATCAAAAACGGTAACGATGAGATGGACGGGCTGAGCGCAGCGTATGACCTGTTTGGGAAATCTGGCGCGGCAGTATACCAGGCAGTCAAAAACGGGCAGATCACCTTCACGGATTTCAACCAGACCGTGGACATTCTGGCTGACAGCATGAACGCCACATCTGACACCTACGAAGCAACGCTGGATCCCATCGACAAATTTCAGATCACGCTGAACAATGTCAAACTGACGGGCGCTGAGGTTGGCGCCACGCTGCTGGAATCGCTCACGCCGGCAATTCAGTCGGTGGGCGAGGCGGTCCAGAAGGCCGCTGAATGGTGGAACGGATTAGACGAGAGCCAACAGAAAACGATCCTGACCGTTGCGGGAGTTGTTGCCGCAATCGGGCCGGTTGTGTCAATCGTCGGGAAAGTTACCAGTGGCATAGGAACGGTTATAAAGGGCGTTGGATCAGTGATAACGGTATTGGGCGGACTGGGCCTATCCTTGGGGGCCACACTGGGAATTCTGGGAGGTGTAGCAGCCGCCATCGTCATTGTTATTGCGGCGATCAAAAACTGGGACAAGATCACAGCATTTTTTTCCAAAACGTGGGAAACCGTAACCACGGCGGTGTCTGACGCCGCCACAGCTGTCGGGGACTGGGTGTCCGAAAAATGGAACAACATCAAAGAATGGACATCGGAAGCATGGAGCAACGTCAAGGAAACCGTGTCCAATGCCTGGAATAACGTAAAAACAACGGTCAGTGACGCGGTCAACAAGGTCGGCAGTTGGGTGTCCGAAAAGTGGGACAACATCAAAGCCAAGACGAAAGAGACCTGGGACAATGTGAAAGCAAAGGTTGCCGAAAACGGCGGTGGGATCAAAGGCATCATCAAAACTGCCGTGGACGGGTATCAAAATATCTGGCAGACGGGTTTCAACGCGATCAACAACCTGACCGGCGGGAAGCTGGGCGAGGTCGTAACCAAGGTAACGAATAAACTGAACGACATCAAGCAGGAGTTTACCGATAAATTCAATTCCATCAAGGATTTTGTGAGCGGAATCATTGAGAAAATCAAAGGCTTTTTCAACTTCAAGTGGGAACTGCCCAAAATCAAACTGCCGCACTTCTCCATTTCCGGAAAATTCAGCCTGGCACCGCCGAGTATTCCGCGGATCAGCGTGGAATGGTACCGCAAGGCCTACAACAACCCCGTCATGTTCACACAGCCAACGGTTTTGGCAACAACGTCCGGTCTGAAGGGCTTTGGAGACGGAAGCGGCGGCGAGATCGTGATCGGGCAGTCTATGTTGTACGCCATGATCCGGGACGCGGCGGAGGCCGGTATGCGGTCGGAAAGTTACACCTATGGAGATGTGGTCGTTAATGTCTATGCCCAGCCGGGCCAGGACGTGGAGGAGCTGGCGGACATCGTCAGCGAGCGGATCGATCAGCAGATCCGGAGAAGGGAGGCGGCGTTTGCATGAGCGACATCCAACAGTTTGGCACCTATTTCACATTTGACGACATCGTCAGCAATGCGTATGGTGTCTGGATCAGCGGCACCGGCACCTATGACGCGCCGGTCCGGGACGTGGAAAGCGTATCGATCCCCGGCAAATCCGGGGATCTGCTGATGGACAATGGCCGGTTTGACAACATCAAAATTACCTACCCCTGCTTCATCAGCAGGCAGTTTGATACACGGTTTGACCTGTTCAAGGCGGCCATGCTGTCCAAGCGCGGGTATTTCATGCTGACGGACACCTATCATCCCGGAGAATTCCGCATGGCGTCCTACACCGGCGGCATTTCACCCAAAACAGGACCTTACAACAAATCGGGAGAGTTTGACATCGCATTTGACTGTATGCCGCAGCGGTTTCTGGTGTCTGGCAACACACCGGTCACCTTTTCCGCCGATGGCACGATCACAAACCCGACGCTGTATGCAGCGCGGCCGCTGATCACCGTCTACGGGAGCGGGACCGTCGGCGTAGGCGGTGTGTCTGTCACGGTCGAGGAAAACGATTTTGACTATATCGACATCGACTGCGCCGTGATGGATGCCTATTTCGGGGCCAACAATGCAAACAGCTACATCACAATCAGCGGCAATTTTCCCGTCCTGGAGGCGGGGGAGACGTCGATCAGTATGACCGGCGACATTTCGCAGGTTGTCATCACGCCAAGGTGGTGGACGGTATGATTCCAATTTTATACGACACCGGCGAGACCGCCTTTGCTACCAATGGCCTGGGCGGGCTGTCCGATGCAATTACCTGCAAGGTGACAGAGGAGCGTAACGGCGCCTATGAGCTGGAGATGCAATACCCGGTTGATGGGCGCCATTTTGCGGACATCACGCACAGCCGGATCATCTGGGCGGTACCGGCAGACGGGAAACCGGGACAGCCCTTCCGAATCTACAAAATCACCAAGCCGCTGAACGGTAAATGTACCATATACGCGGAACATATCAGCTATCAGCTGAACCATATACCGGTCATGCCGTTCACGGCCACCAGCTGTGCCGACGCGCTGAATCAGATGGTCCAGCATGCGGCCCAGGACTGCCCCTTCGAGGTCTGGACGGACAAGGAGGTGGACGGGCCGTTCACGCTGCTGCACCCGGAGCAGTTTCGGGCGATCCTGAACGGGCAACAGAATTCAATCACTGACGTGTACGGGAAAGGGGAGTACGAATTTGACCGGTGGACGGTTAAGCTGCACCTGAACCGGGGCACCAACACCGGCGTCGTGATCCGGTATGGAAAAAACCTGACGGATCTAAAGCAGGAGGAGAACATCGAGAGCACGATTACCGGCGTGTGCCCGTTCTGGGCGAGCGATGAGACCGGCGAGATTGTAACGCTGCCGGAAAACGCGGTTTGGAGCGCAAATGCGAACAATTTTCCTTACCGACGGACCCGCGTAGTTGATTTCACATCAGATTTTGAAGAAATGCCGACGGAAGACCAGCTGCGGACGCAGGCGGAAAAGTACATCGAGGACAACAACATCGGGATCCCGGACGTGAATATCACTATCAAATTTGTACCGCTGTGGCAGACCGAGAATTACCGAGATCTGGCTGTGCTGGAGCGGGTCAACTTGTGCGATACCATTTCTGTCTACTATGACAAGCTGGGCGTTACCGCAACGGCACAGGTGGTCAAGACGGTCTATAACGTGCTGAAGGAGCGGTACGACAGCATAGAGGTCGGAAATGCCAAAACCACGCTGGCATCCACCATCAGTCAGATGGGGGAAACGATCACCAACCAGACGCAGAACGCCGTCAGCAGCCTGCGGTCCTGGGTCAGTTATCAATCGCAGCTGATCACCGGCGGCCTGGGCGGGTATATAACGTTTGTGTACAATCCGGACGGCACGCCGGCGGAGCTGCTGGTCATGGATCAACCCAGCATTGGCAGCGCAGTCAATCTGATCCGCATGAATAACGGCGGCATTGCATTTTCCAACAACGGGTACAATGGGCCGTTTGTGTCAGCCTGGACGATTGACGGCAGCTTCAGCGCGGATTTTGTGCGGACGGGAACAATGGTGGCCAACCGGATCCGGGGCGGCACGCTGACATTGGGAAGCCAGGACAACGACAGCGGCGTTCTGGAAGTTTACGATGCAGCAAACAACCTGGTGGTCCGGGCCGATAATACCGGGCTGAAAGTCTACGGATCAGACGGCAGTTACGTCGTTATGAACGCGACGGACGGGTTTGCCGGGTACGACCGGAACGGCACGAAGATCTATTGGGCGGCGGCGCAGGAATTCCACATGCGGAACGCGCAGGTGGAGTACGATTTCACACTGGCGCAGACGATGCGGTACATTCCAATCCAGACATCGACAAATAGGGGCGTCGGACTGGTGCCATACGTTGAGGGGGTGAGCTGATGGCAAGCGGGACGATAAATTTAACACAGTCCGGAACGCTGCAAGGCTACATCAGCTGGACGAGCACCAGTAACGGGTCGGCGGCGAATACCTCAAACGTGACCGCAAAACTATACATCCGCAAGGACCCAACATCAACAACACAACCGACATACGGAACATGGACATTTCGGCTGACTATCAATGGGTCAACCTATGGAACGACATCGTGGCACGGATCGGTCGGCCAGAGCTACGTCAATATCGCATCGTACACGCTGAACAATGTAGCCCACAATGCGGACGGCAACAAATCAATCACCATTTCCGGATCTTGCACAGGCCCGAGCGGTACATCTATGTCCGGTTACAC